AGCCCAGCAGGTCCAACCACTTGCGTGGCACAATAGGGAAGATGCTGTATGGATGATCTTTGTGTGTGTGGAACGCCAATAGTTTAAACTGTCCTTCCCAATCCATAATTTTGGTATCCCAGCTTTGGGTTTCCATCACTGCATCATCATTCCAAAACACTAACCAACGTGCATCACTTTTACGAGCCAGTTCGTTTACATACTCATTGAGACGAATGTATCCCATAGGATTGAATGTCATGGCTGTATAGTTGACTTTGTTAGCATCCAACCAGGGCTGTAGTTCTTCTACAAAATATTTTGTGCCAACTTCGTCGTCCTTGTCAAAGCCAAACATAATCTGAATGCGAATTGGAATGTCTGCCAATTCAATTAAACTTTTGACGCTGCGCTCTAGCATGCCATCTCTGCCCCTGGTGGGCAGTAGAATAGCAATATCATATTCAGGTGTGTTTTCTGTCATGCAAATAAGTCCTCATTCCATTCTCTATGACCTTCTCTAAAAGCCATGTTTGCTTGTGTTTCGCGTACCTCCACTCGATAGCACCACAAGCGTTGTGCTTCACCCGGACCCCACATTTCAGGGATGTACACGCCGTTGACATACTTGTACAGCATGTCGCTCAGGCCTTCGCAGCCTAGTTTTGGCAACACAACAATCTTGGCCATGTTCCGTTCTTGCAACAGTTGGAATGTTGCCATTTCTGGATCATCCTGTGCCACAATCAGTGTGTGATCAAATTGATCTTCTAGTGTTTTCTTGAGTTCTTTGAGACCACCATAGTCCGCGGCCCAGTTGCGCACATCCAGGTCATTGGTGCCAAAGTAAAACTTCATACTAAATGAGTAGCCATGAATTAAGTTACAGTGGCTGTCGGCACGCCATTGTCTATACGCACATGGAAATGCGTCATGGTACTCTTTGGTCGAAGTGTATTTGTATATTACGGGTTGCATTGTTTGTCCTCCTATGACATTTTAGCATAGGCAGCAGAGTTTGTATAGCGGGATGATGCCGGACAGGCCGCTGGGTTAATACTTATACTGGCTTTGTGTAACCAGTAGCTTTATAGTTGGCTTGCCCGTGAATAACACCACGCACCCCGCCAATAGGATTGGCACAGTCTCCTACTCTACGTGGAATCAAATGCACATGCGGATACATCACTGTTTGTCCTGCAGCCTCTCCGCAGTTGATTCCTACATTGTAGGCGTCCCATTCACCTGACACAACTTTTTGGTGCCCAAATCGAAACGCATATTTCATTGCTTCTTCAATGATAACATTTTTGTTCCAACGTGGCACAAATAACAAGTGCCCTTTGGTTACTGGATAAGCATCACGGAACACTGCCACGTGATAGTCCGAATGCTCTGTGGCCTCATCTGACCATGGTGCGGCACCTGCGGCTGCGGCTTCTTCTAGTGTTTCGTATCTCATCTTGGGGCAAACTCCTGTTGTAATTTAATGTTGTCAAAGAACTCTTTCTTTACAGACGGATCAGTCTTGAATGCACCTTTGAGTACTGTGGTCTGTGTCAAGCTAGAGTGTGCCATGATGCCGCGATTCTCACAGCATCCGTGTGTGGCCTGAATGTACACTGCTACGTTTTCGGAGTCAGTAGCCTTGCTAATCTCGCGGGCAATGTCGTTACAAAGTTCCTCCTGGAGAGTTCCTCTTCGGGCGCACCATTGAGCGATTCGGGTATACTTGCTAAGACCGATAAGTTTATTAGCAGCAATAATACCAATATAAGCCACGCCAGCCACAGGTTGGTGATGATGGCTACACATACTGCGCAACTCACTACGTACAACAAGCATACCCTCATAACGATCCTGCGAATCGTTGGGAAATGCTGTGGCGTCTGGTCCTGGTTCATATCTACCTTCCATGATTTCGTTAAAGTACATCTTGGCCAGTCTACGTGCTGTGCCATGACTATTAGGATCATTTTCGCGATCAATCAGCAAACGATCGAGCACCAGTTCAAATGCTTCTGTAGCTTCGTTTATCAAATGTTCTTTGTCTGTTTCGTGTAAGTAATCTGAGATGTTATCGCCAGCCCAGAATCTTTTACCATCTCGTTTCATTCTAGCACGGATTACATCTGAAAGATATGCTTCTTCGTAGCCTTTGTCGCTCATATCGTCTCCGGCTTTTACATACACTTCTTTGTTCAACGGTGTATATTCGTTTTTAACAAACTTCCGATTGTCGGAACCGTTTATTACAGGGTGCGGGATAAAGTCTTTTGTCAATTTAGTTCTCCGAGTTAATGACGTGGATGTCTTTGTGCTATTGTAATGTATTTAGATCGCAGTGTCAATATCTACTGAATAACCATTGCTTCAATGGACCTAGGAAATATTGCCGATCTTGTATGTGACGTTGATTGTGCTCTAATACGGGTTGTATTTTTTTGTACAGTTGCGGATGATTTTGATCGAACAACCACCTGACCTGTTCAAATGCCAATTCAAATCTAAGAGTATTGTCTTCAATGAGATCATAGCTCTCATCAATGATACCGTCAAAGGTTTTGAACCCTAACTGTCTTAGGTCTTGCAGTTGTCCCTGTGCTCCAAAAAACACAAAAGGCCGACCTGCATAAAGTGGTTTTGCAGTTTTCTCGCTAAAAAAGAAATAATTTTCAAAATTAGTTTCTGTTACTATGCTGTACAGAGAACGTCGGTAAACCTCCCAAGGTACCAACTGTGCAACTCCCACACCTTGATTGGTTTTTACATAACCGTTGTACCCTTGATTCATTGTGATTGGTGCTAGGGTAGCTGTTGGCTCAAGATCATCTAGTTCGGGCGTTCGAAATATAGTCTTTACAATATCGGCTGAATATGCCGCAGTTGTCAGATTAACAAAGCATGCATTCAACAACATTTGGTGTTGCCCAAGTTTTTCAAAAACAAATCTTCTATGCATTTTCAATCCGCCTAGCAGAACATCAAACGTGCGTTGATGATCGCCGATGCTGTCAATTTGCTGTGTTTGATTATATCTCAGTATGTTTTGTAAAAAATACGGGTAAACATAGATGTTGTCATGACACGGCGGATATTTTTTATGGTAACCTCCGCACACAATCAAGATATTGCTGTTGTTGAATTTTTGTTGTAGTTTTTGTAGATATGTGTCTGACTCAGCATCTATGGCTTCTTCATCCAGCACAATAACACTATTAAACTTAGACAAATCCAGATCTGGATATCGGTTGTCGGTAAATCTAACAGCACAGATTACCTTTGTGTAGTTTCGAACTTCGACTGGATTCAGTTGAAAATTACTCAAGGTGGTATCATACACTGCAAACTTGTCAGAATCAAAAACTTCACCAGGATAATGCTCCAGTGATGTCAATGCATTATCAATAGAAACAATGATGTTTTCTTTCATCGATCTACTATGGTTATTTCACGTAGATCTGGGTAAGTCACTGGCACAGGTTTGGGTTTGGTTTCTTTGATGCCTTCTAGTAAAGCAAGGCCTTGTATAGCTTCTTCAGGTGTGGGTTTGTAGTGATAGCCCACATGAAATGTTTTTTGAATTTGCCAAGGTGAGACAGCAAGATCACGACCGTCATAACGTTGACGGATTATGGCATCATATGCTCGTGCATCATCTAGCAAGATGGCACCACCACGACCTATGTGCAAGGGCTTGGTATGTCCAAAACTCAAGCACTGCATGGACCCGGCACGATACATGTTGTGTTCCAGTCTGCGAGCACTGTCCCAGATTCTAGTGCCATGAAACCTATACTCTCCGCACCATTCTTCTTCCTTGTAGTAGTACTTGATGCCCAGCTTGTGCATGGTCATGGGGATGCTGAGATAGGTATACGGAGTCATTACAACTTCACGCACACGTTCATGTCGCAGGCACAGCTCAATGGCATGTGTGCAACAGTCAGTCATGATGGCATAAGGTGCGCCAGTGAACTCTGCCAGCTCTTGCTCAAATTTAAGAATTTTATCAAACATTGTACCAAGCCCATGCATGACGAATCATGTCATCTAGTTCATGATGTTTCCATTTGCCTGCAACCAATTCAAACTTGGCAGCACTGGCAGTCAGCACGGGCGGATCACCTGCTCGCTTTTCGCCTAATCGAATCATCACAGCATCGCCAGTGACCTGTTGTGCTGCATCAATAATTTCTCTGTTGCTGGTGCCTGTGTTGGATCCAAGATTGTATACACCAGCAGTAACCGACTGATCCAATGCCATGACATGTGCTCTAGCAATGTCTTCCACATGCACATAGTCACGTACACAGGTTCCGTCAGGAGTGGGATAGTCAATACCGTTGAGCACGAAATCTTTGCTGTCACGAATGCTTTCTAACACTCTAGCAATGATGTGTGTGGCCCCAGGTTCTTGGCCGTGTCGTGCCCGGCTGTCAGCACCGCAGGCATTGAAATACCTAAACGCCACATAGTCCAGACCATATGCACGATGATAGCTTTCCAAGATCTGCTCTACCATCAGCTTGCTTTCACCGTAGGGACTGATGGGCTCTCGTGGATCAACTTCGTGGCACGGAGTCATGATAGGCTCACCGTAGACCGCAGCACTTGAACTAAAAATAAACCGCGTCCGGGGCACGGCTGCCATTATGATGTTCAGCAAGTTCAGTGTTTTGACCACATTGTTGTGGTAGTAGTCGCTGGGGTTTTTGATACTAGGCCCAACCAAGCTGGTACCAGCGCAATGTACAATAGCATCAGGACGAATATCCAGCAGTCTACGATATGACTCGTCGCTGTCAAAGTCTGCCTGCACAAAACTCATTGTACCCTGCAGGTGCCGGGGTAAAGGTCTGCGATCAATGCCAGTTACTGAGTGGCCAGCATCTTTGAGTTGTAGAGCAATTTGTCCGCCAATATAGCCAGCAGCGCCTGTTACCACAACGTTCATGATTCAATCTTTACAACTTGATATTTTTCGTGAGCAGCGTGATCACGATAACGATTGCCTGCTCGATTCCATTGCTCACCTTGACCAAGAATGATATCAACCACACGATCAACTGTGCCGTTGTTCCAGTCTGAGATCAGACCCATGTTGTGATGCGGTTCTTGCAAAAGATTTTGCATCTTGTGATAAGCGTCATCTATACTCCAAGGTACATATAATCGATTAGGATCATTTGCAAAAGTTTCAGGAAAACTACGATATGCAGGATAAAGAACGTTACACCCCAGGGTGTCGGCTTCGGATACAGTGTTAGATACCCAGTCTTGAAGAGCACAATTAAAGAGAACACGAGTATCATTAAGATGGGCGTAGTAATCATTTTTGCTTATGTTGTCGTAGATTTTGAGCTTGCCTTCTGCCTCCATACGGCGGGCACGTTCAACATACTCTGGATTGTTGGATCGCAGAGGTCCGCCACTGTAAATTGCAAACTCACACGGTTCGCTGGTGAGCTCACCATACATTTCAATAAGATCCATAAAGAAGCCAGGTTGCTTTTCTTGGTCGAACCTAGCTGCGAAACCCACCCTCCGCGGACGGCTATCAAACACCTTGATGTTTTCTGCACCGCCAATGCGTTCAAGAACTTCTGCTTTTCCAAATGCAAGGCCGGAAATGTTGTAGATCGGAGCAGTCCATCCAGCAATACGCATGTGGGCGACCATTTCCTCATTGGTAGCCAGTACTGCACCCCCCGAGAAAGCCACCATTTCATTGACCATTTGTTCATATAAATTCATCCAGCGAGCCATGCCCCAAACATGCACAAAGTCATCGGGGTCGATGGCCTGTGCTAGACAGCGTACAAAGATACGTGGACATTGTTCTCGGGGGATTTGATTCATAATGTAACCGAGACTCTCGATGCCGGGTTGAAACATGTCTTCAAAGTAGATAACATCCGCACTAGTAACTTCTCCGTTTTTCATCAGTTGAACCAAATTCATCATCTGGCTCATGCTAAAATAACTGCGTCCGTGTGCGTCTAGCACTTGGCCTACAGAAATAGCTTGGCTATTATCAATGGTTGTTCCGGGAACATACACAACGTCTAGACCTCGGCGGTCAAACACACGTCGGTTCCACTCTGTGAGCTGTAGTGTATAGCGGGCTTCGTAGCTCTCTAGGCCCATGTAAAACAGCTTTCTCATGCTGGACGATATCCTGCAAAGCGTCGAGTGTCCTCGTCCCACATGTTCTTGGCATTCTTGCCTTGAGCATATTTTGAGTACTGTTGCCAGGCATAACTCTTGAAGTTATACAGGTCCGCTTCGTTGAAACGGTATCCGTAGTCTACACAAAACTCTTGCAGTTTCTCAAGGTCTTCGAAGATCTCGCGAACACGAGCGTTGGGTTTGATTGTGATTTTTGCCATGATAAAATAATCCTTAAATGGCTAGTTGTTGAACAGGTCGGTGAGTATTATATTTAATGAGTGCGCCGTTTTCACCATCTTCGGCAACCTCAATCCAGACCGCACGGCCAGGATACTTTGCAGCGATCTGGTCATACAGATCGTCTGACATCATTTCACAGCTTTTGTAATCAAGCTGTAGGATACTGTCTCGGTAGAGATTTTCAAGCCATCGTTTGAACTGAATGAACTCAATGTCTCGGTCGTTGTGTAAGACATCAATCCATACACGGAAATGAAAAATATGACGATGAGGGACACCAAGGAAACTAACGTCATATTCATCGCCTGTGGCCAGTGCAGGGTCGGTTGCTGCGGCTGGATAGCGATGAATACCTTCCTTACAAAACGTAACCCAAATTTTACGTTTTGCATGTTGTTTGATTCTTTCGCGAGATTCGATTTGTGCTTGTTGGTGTTGATTCATAGTGTTATAATAGCAAGTTAGTTAACGATTGTCAATGTAAGAATATACATCTGGAAAAATTAGTCGGCTATCTAGTCCCCGACGTTGATCTAATTGTTGAATAAAATCCAAGAACACCTGTGGACCGACTGATTGCTTGGTCTGTTCAAGATTTCGAACAAGTCCTTGGATACCACTTAGACTCGAGTACTTAGGCTGTTGCGCACAGTCTAGTATTTTTTCTACAAAGTCTTGTCCTATCACTCTAGGGTCAAGTTCTAGTTGTGGTTTAGTGCCTTGATAGTACAAGTTAACCGAGCACTGTCCTGGCGCATATCCACGTTCCAAGATCCAGTCTACAAAGTTCCACATGCTCAATCCGTTTAATGCACACAACACACAGTTGAATCCAATTTGGTGTCGATCAAAGTCTTGTTCAATCTGTGTAAGATTTTCCACAAATTCAGACCAGTGGCCTCCATGTCTAATATAGTCAAATCTATTTCCCACGTCCTCGGCGCTGACAATCCAGAAAGTATTGCGAAACTTTTGCAGTTGTTGATACACTGCATTAGTTGGCCGAGCATGACTGATATTGCTGTTTACGAAAATTCTTACCGTGGGTTTAACCTTGTAGAGTTCTTCCAGCAGTTCTGCATTTTCTTTCATCAGCAGAGGTTCGCCGCCAGCAAGATACACATGGTCAACATGATCTAGATTGCTCAAAATGTATTCTTTGAGCTTGGTCACTTGTTCAGAGTCCATGCGCTGATGAATGCCGAGTTCGGCTGCCCAGCTAGAACTAACAACATGCCCGCAGTATACACAAGCAAAATTGCAGGTGTTATGCCAACGTAGATCAAGATATTGAATTTGAAATTTGTTTACACTGTCGAATTTATCAGCAGTTTCGGGTCGGTAGTAGTCGTGTAAAAATCCATCTCGCATGGAATGCTGACTATCAGGCCAGCACTGTCTGCAAGAGTCAACTAGATTGCCTTCCAACATCTGCTGTTTAATCCAGATGTTTTTGTTGCCGTTGAACACATTAGAAATGTCATCGTCAACGGTGCCGATGTCTTCGCTGGCTACACAACAGTTGCGAATAGATCCAGTGGGATCTACATAGATAGAGTTCCATGCCGCAGGACAAAATGACTGGTTCATGCTACGCTATCGTTGGTATACTTAGACCAGTCAGTAAATTTATTACGATTCATTAGCGTATGTAGGCTGTGACACCACACTCCAGGATTGGTAGCATCAAAGTCCTTGTCATCAATCTTTACTGTGGCATTGTAGTTCAGCAAGCGAACATATGGCATCTTGACCGAAATCATAGGAATGAAGTTGTTGTATTCGCAGAGACTACTTTCAGCTAGTCCCTCTACAGATTTTACATCAATGTCTAAAGTGCAAAGATATCCTTTTTCAAGAAAAGGCACAATCATGTCTGTCCATGATTTCCATGTAGCAAAGTCGTTGACTTCAGGATTTGGAAAACTCATGTTAGCACCAAAATAGATATGTTCAACTCCGCTGGGATTTCGATCAAAGTGGTGTGCAATCTCATTCACAGGTTGTATGCCAACTACAAATAGTGTTTGTTTTCCAAACGCTGGAGTATGTTCTACTTCAGTTCCGGTAAAGAACTCAACGTTGTTGTGACCTTCTCTATTCATTGCTGTTCCTGTTCAAGTTGATCCAATGCTGCGGTATCTAATTGTACATTATCATCTAAATCACTGTCAACTTCTGGTTCGTCAAAACTAAACAGTGCGTTGAATTGTGTACGGGCATTCATAGTTTTCTTGCCTTTGAATCCTCGTGTGCCCACAATCTCCATCCAATAGCTTGAATATGTTTCGATAATAGCTTCGGCTGTGGCACGATCTGGTGCCGCAAAGATCGCTTCCACAATGTCTTCAAACTTGGCATAGTCTCCACCCGACCTACGCATCATAGCAGGATGTTCGCCAGCATCAAAGCGTCGATTGGCTTCTTGTACCGCAGTCAAGTGCATCCAAACATTGTGTCCCATGAGCAATGCATATGAGAAACTATCCCATGAAGTCTTGCCTTCCTTGCCAATCTTGTTTAGATCGCCGGGTTTGTAGATGCAGATATCCTTCATCTTAAACAAGTCGCTTAACGGACTGTCTTCCCAGCGTGGATAGATACCGTCAGCAACTACGCCTGTTGACCACTTTCGTGTGTCTGTGGCGTATTTTTTGTCATCGGCTGAAGGAGCCATGCGATACGACCATTTCGAGTCGTGCTCGAAGACATTTTCAAAATAGACTTGTCCATTTGCTGTTGCAAGGAACGGGCTGGCGCAGTCAAACGAGATAGTGAACGACGGGTTGACATATTTTCTTACGGCTCTCTGAATTACAGTTAATAAAACGGCCCACTCCAACTTGGAGGTTCCCAAGAAGTGCATCCAATCATGCACACCTTCTTGTAGTAGATTATCATAACGCAATGCTACCAGGCGCTTTAGCACCAGGTGTACATCACACATGTTCTGACCACCCATTGACCAGCCATCAAAGTGTGTGTCTGGATACTTCACAGGATCGCAGTATTCCTTCATGGTTTCATACCATGTATCGGCACTGGTATGATTGTCGCCTTGTAACACGTTCAAGAAACGAGCACCACCATTCTTCACACCTCGACGATGACGCATGAAGTATTCGTTATTGAACTTGGTAGCATCCACAGCTTCTTGCAGTGTGGTAATCTGACAGGCTGCACTGGCTTTCTTGTCATGAATAACCCAGGTAGGAATATCCAAGATCATGCCGTAGTCAGCAACTGTATCTAACCAGTTCAGGATCAGTTCACGCTTCTTTTGTGCCTTAGCACAACCTGAGTTGGCTTTCCAGTCGCCTTCCCACAGGCCCTTGGCAATCTGGAATCCACCTGAGTCACCTAGTATAAATGTGCCTGATTCTCGATTGCGAACCATGTCCTCTGACCAGTCCTGCTTGTTCAAGTCCAAGTTAGCGTGTCCACCAGAATACAGACTCCAACGATAGGGAAACAAGGCCTTTTGACTGTTGAGCCAGTTCATTTGTTCCATGTCCTTGAATCCTGTTGGGAATCTAGCAGGATCTACATATGGACCATTCACTGGATCGCGTTGCTTGCCTACGAATGTAGCATAGAAGCCAGAGATAGCTGGCAAGAACACAGCATAGTCTGACTGCTTGGCAGTTAAGTTGTCTTGAACTACAGGCTCAGTCATTATTTGCTTTGTGCAGGAAGAATGTAGTTGTAAACAGCCAATCCACTGTCCACAGTGATCTGTGCAGCACCTGAATCACTGATCTTCATGGTCTTGTTACCGCTGAGACTCAAGATATTAGCAATTTGAATAGCAGGATAACTCCAAGCACGTTTGAGTTGTCCGCTAACATCGTGTTGAAATACAAAGTTGCCAGCATGGCTTGAATGATCACCAAAGTAAAACTTGAGATCGTTGTCTTCGGTCTTGACTTGAAAATTAGGCTCTTCTGCATTGGCGCTCATCTGCATCTTGAGGCGCATGATACTGGCCACTGTGGGTTCAAATTCAATGTTCCAGGGCACCTGACTCATTTTAGCTGTTTTGAGTTTGTCGCTGACAATCTCTGAAGCCATGAAACGATAGTTGTTTTTAAAGTCGCCAGTTTTGTTTTCAAAATTGATACCATCGGGCGATCCGTCAGCCTTGCGGGTAATAGCAAGTTTGGCATTTTCTGCGTACTCGGGCAATTTGAGCAAGGTCTTGAGTTTGTTCAAGTTAGGCATACCAAACGTGCCTACAAAGTCGGGCACAGGATTGGCAAACTGCCCTTTGATTACTACGCTAAGGTCACTGGCAAGGCCTTCAATCTGTGTAGTGTTTTCGTCGCCCACAATCTTGATCAGGTCAATGCAACCAAGATCAAAAGTGTGTTCTACCAAGTCAAGTAAGTTATCTCTCATAATGTTCTCCTAAGTGTTTAAGTTTACAGGGTTTATTTAGAAAATGCAAGTCATTTGCGAACAATTTGTGCTAGAGTTTGTCCACCTCGCAAACTAGTAATTTGTCCAGGTTTGCGAAACTCTAACCAAGCTAGGTCCCCTTTTCCGATATAGTGATAGATCAAATCAAACCCTATGTCTTCGGCGTGGTTCTTGATTCTATGGCCCGGGGTGTAGCACATAAAATTTTTTTCAAATAACTCAACTCCATGGGCTTGATCACAGTCGTTGTAGGTAAACAACAAGACTCCGCCAGGCCTTAGGCACTCATAGAGTTCTTTGAGATAGCGTTCAATCAATTCAATGGGTCGATAGTTGAAAAAATTATATGAAAAAATGCAACCAAACTGTTGTTGCGGTAGTTCATTGAGCATGGTATAGCGTGACTCGTCAATCTGGTAGCAACGTAATCTCGCACGATACTGCTCGTTGAACTTGTTAACAGCCGGCAACATCAAGTCTTGATTGACATCCAAAACATACAACGGATCCAAGGGCACCATGTCTTCGATGAAGGATTCGTGTCCGGGATGTATAATCATCCCGGGAGTGCGCCAGTCAGTGTAGTTTCTCAATCGACTGCGTAGAATCATGTTGCTTTCGTCGTCGATTCCCAGTCTGCGATTTAACACATGTTCGTCGGTGTCATACTGCATGGCAGTTTGGTATAATTTGGTGCTGTTTTTGTAATAGTCTTTTTCTTGGTTACGTACGGTTTGTGCCAGCTCATCTTTTAAATTTTTAAACACCTGTTGATATTGATGCAAAGCTTCGATCACAGTGTCGTGTCGTTTTTGAATACGTGCTTTGTAAAATCCAATGTTGGTGTCGTGTGCAGAAACTACATAATTTATAGCCGACAGGTTGTGCTGAGCCTGGCCACTAACTTCTGAAAAGTCAATGGCTTCAAGTTCATTAAGATATCTAACTATGTTGCTCAGGCTCATTCAAAACTAAACAATGAAGTAAATGTATTGTCTGTGTTGGTAGCAGACGCAAGGTCCCAATCCAACACACTCAACAGATTGTCAACTTTGCCGTCGACTACAGTGGCTTCCATTTCGGCATTGTCAAACGGCAAATCTTTAAACCACTGCGGAAGCCTCTGTTCATCTGTGGGATAACCAATAGACGTCCAGCCCAGTGCATTAGGTCGCAGTTTGCACACAATAGTTTTCATGCCGTCCACAATCTGCATGGAATAATTGTCTCCGTTCATACGACGAAGATTGTTCCAGTTCAGTGCCGCTCGCACATGCCCGGGCATGTTGGCTTTGCCAGTTTTACTGTTGGCTTCATCTGCACCATACTTGGTCAAGTTGTTCACACGCTTGGGCGAACCTTTCTCCCAACCTGGCCGCTCTTTGAATTCATACTTGAATTCTCTAATGCGTTCTACAATCTCGTCTCGGCCAGCACCAGCCAGCAGTTTATTTAGAATTTCCAACAAGAAATCTTGAATAACTTTAGGAGTGTCACTACGCTTTAGATCCAATCCTGTGGCCTTGGTCTTACCAATCTTGCCTTTGACGTCAAGGCGGTTGCCTTCGATGTCAATGGCGTTGACAGCATAGCGTTTCTTAGTAATAAACAATCCGCGGTCCGCAACAGTTTCACGACCAGCTTTAATCAACGATCCCATGTCTCTAGGGCAATGAAACGCTTGTTCCATAAATCCAGGAAAGCTAGCATTGACCTGTTCAGCGATACTATCGTAGAGCTGAATACAAATCTCTTTTGACCAAGCCATTTTTCCTTGTTCTACATCTTCTTTGAGCACTGGCCATGCGCTGAAATAACAAGAGTCTGTGTCACCGTAGATGATGGATTTGCCAACGTGGTCGTATTCGCCAGTGATACATTCATTGAGATAAGCATCCATGTGTTTGGCAATACTGCGACCTGTTAAGGTAGTTGACTGTCCAATACGCTTGTCAAAGAACCTACAACCTGGATTAAGAATAGCGCCATATAAACTATTTAGGTTAATTTTCTTAACCAACTGACGTTTGTCCCAGAATGCAATTTCTTTGGGGTCAGTGGCTTCTTTTTTCTTGGCCTGTAGTTCTTTGCGTTCACTGTACCAGCGTTCTAGCAGCCCGGGAATAATGCCTTTCTTCTCATAGGTCATTATAGTGCCATTGGCAGTCAATATCCAAGGTTGGTTGCTATCAAAAATCATGTACCAGATTTCGGACGCCGAGTGTACAGTCTCCTCACCATTCTCCCAGTCAATGGTGATGCTTGTACCTCGCTGTTGTTCCATCACTGCGGTGTATTCTACAGTGGCAAACAATCCTTCCCACGCGGCTGCAAAGCTCATACCAGATGCCATGCGTTCTCGAATCAAGCGATCAGTGGCACTGAGCCTTAGTTGTCCTATAATGGTTTCTGGACCCATGTTCAAGGCTCGAATCGCTGACGGATACAGACTGTTAATGTCCACTGATCCAATCCACTCATGCACGCCTTTCTTGGGATAAGCAACATAGGCGCCGGCTGCTTGTACATCTTCGTTGTCGTTGCGTTGTTTGCGATTGGGCACTACCATGCCACGCTCATGAGCTTCGTTGATAATGGCCTGTTCTGTTACTGCCACAGCACCCATGGTGGTCTGCAACAGCACAGTGTTCGCGTGTGCCAGTTCACTTGCTAGTGATAAGAACTGTAGTTTACGATCTAGTTTGTGTACCAGCAAAGTATCTTGACGGTTGTATTCAATGAACTTTTTAAAGTGTTGATTGTATAATTGATCCAAGGTACCTTCGAACTGTGTCTTGCGTTCATTGAGCTCGTACTCGCCAATGGCATCCAGACTGTAGCTGTGACGTTCTTCATAGGTATACTTGCGGTACAATTGCATATAATCCATGTGCACCCGACCAATCAAGTCGTAAGTTTCGTTTTCTGCACCAAAACGTTCAAACATACGTTTCTTGGGTAGCTGTCCCCAGAGACAGAACTTACGAGTATCGTCTTTGCTGAGCACACGAGTGCAACGGTTTATGGTATAAGGAATGTCATAGCCTTCTGAGTTCCAACCGCTGAGTACATCTGCATCGTCAATAAGATCAAGAAACATCTTGATCATGTCTTCTTCTCGATCAAACAAGAAAGTGTTGTCAAACTCGCTGACCAGTTCTTGTGCGGTTTCCCAAGTCAGTCCTTTAGGTGGTACCGCTAGGGTGATCAACTGACCTAACCAGTCTAAGTAAACTGAAATAGCTGTGATAGGATTAAAAGGATCTTCTACAGGGCTGAAACCCCGTTCCTTGTCAAACGCGACCTCAATGTCAAAAAATGCTGTGTGCAGTTCGGGCGCATTTTGATCTTTGTAGTTGTCTTCTAGGCAACGAAAGATAGGGTTGATATCACTCTCATACAGTTTCTTGTTAGAGTGCATGCGAACTTCTTTACGAAATTCCTTGTTGTTACGAGTGCTGAATCTCGAAACTGGGGTACCATAGATACTGCGAAACTTACCTCGGGGGTCGTCGTAGTAGAATGTGTATTGTGCAGGATACTCTTGATACTTGCGAACGCCATCTCGGCGTTCTACAATGTGGATGCGATCGTGTTCACGATCAAAAAGTGCGTCTATGTAACTCATCTAACTCCATTTGTGGCTGGTCGGCCGTGATTCATGCTCGTAACGTGAGCGACTCGCTGTGTAAAACAGTACTTATAGTGTTTTGCCAACAGTCTCAAGAATAGTTTCCAGCAGCTCGTGATCTTGTTTGGCCTTGCCAAATTCGGCCTTGTGTGCCAGCTTGATGGCTTTTTTCAGTACTCCAGGTTTGATCTCCAGCTCCTCAGCCACTGCTTTGATGGTGTCATTGAGGCCGCCGGTCAGCGTTTCGATCTCTTGAGTGACCTGCATACCTTCGTTGATGATTTGAATCAGCTTGATCTTTTGATCACCGTTGAATGTTTTTGCTTCCATAAAATACTCCTTGTGAGCTGCTATTGTAGCTGATACTGTTTGAAAAATCAACTCATATACTTGCCGATTTGCAGAACTGATCGCCAATTTGTACCACGTCGAGTTTCCATTTCTGACATTAGTCGATGATATGTTATCATTTCTTTACGATAACGATCATGATCCAACCGAGCCTGTACTGTGGGCAACAAGTTGGTCAAGTCTGAATATGCACTCAAACGTGCCAACGCTGGCTCTACCATTTCGGGAGGAATTAGTGCCGGCGCAAAGTATGGTTTGTGGTTTACCTGAAAATGTACCGCGAGATTGGAATCATGACTGTGCACAAAGTCTATGACATCTGCCAACTCAAATAGATTGTAGTTGCTGGCGCAACTGATGAATCCAATTTTCAAGTGCGGCATTTGATTTCGCAACTCAAAAAATCGAGCAATGTTGGCAGCAATTTGTTCCCACTTGGCTGGCCAGCGTATGAGCTCGCATGCGGCACCAGTGGCATCCAGACTGATCACAAGGTCTATGGCCTTGACCTGACTCCAGGTATCTAGCACACGCTGGTCAGGAAAAAATGTACCATTGGTGTTGTAGCTGATGTGCAGTTGGCTCAGCGGCGAAGAT